AAGAAATAGCCTCCCATATCGGGCCGATCCATTCCTTCACCTTGTCCCAGTTCTGATATAGCCAAATGCCGGCAGCGACAAGAGCCCCGATCGCCGCAGCAATCAGAGCGACCGGATGGCCTGCCACGAAGGTCAAAATCGAGCCGAATCCCTTGAATGCTTTCACCCAGTCCAGGACAGTTTTGCCGATCTTTATTGCCTTAAACGCCACAAAAGCTGCGGCGATACCGGCAAGGATAGGCTGAATCAGTCCCGTTTCGTCCAGCCACTTTATCACGCTGACGATTGCTTTCCCTATTGTCGTCAGGAAATCCCCGAGCCAGTCAATGATATTCTGAACGATAGGGGCGACTTTCTTGCCCCACTCGATGCAAGCGCCCCAGAAATCCCCGAACAGACTGTCGCCGCCCTCCAGGTAGGTCTGCAGGTCGTCCAGCAGAAGCAGGATGCCGGTCACGATCAGCGTGATCAGCGCCGTCTTCGACTTGATCGCGGCGATGACGGCCAGCGCCACCGCGCCGACAATCTTGATCGACGGCGGCAGCTTGTCAATCCATCCGATCACAGTTTGCACGGTCTTGATCAGGGAGGTAAAGAGCTGCACCACCCATGCGAAGGCCGTGGCGATTCCCTCCGCGATCTTCTGGATGTTCCCGGCGAACCAGTCGCGCATGCCGGTCAGAAGATCGTGCACCTCCATCAGCGGCCCCTCGGCGACGGTCTGAATCTTGTACATGATCCACTGCAGGGCATAGTTTGCGACGAACTTGAGCTGCGTGAAGGCGTCCATCAGGTTGCGGATGGTGCTCACACCCTCGGCCGCTGCCGGCAGCGCCAGTTCCTGGCCAATGCCCTGTAGATCCTCGAACATGGATTTCAGGCTGTCGTCGGACTGAATCTCCTGCGCCGTCTTGCCCATGACCTTCAACGCCGTGTTGTAGGCTCGGGTTTCCTCGACGGTCTTATTCATAGACTTCGCGGACTTGACCAGCTCCTCGCTGAACTTGATCGTGTCTACGATGGCCGTTTTAATGCCGCTGCCAATGAGCATCGTAATGGCAGCGGCTGCAAACTTCTTGATTGTTCCGGAAGCCTTTTTCAGTTGGTCGCCGAGGGACTGGACGTTGGAAGAGCCCTCTTTGGCGCCTTTCATCTTCGCCGCCTCGTCGGCCTTCTTATACTGCTTCCCGGCTTCCTCGGCCTTCTTTCCGGCCTTCTCCTGCGCCTCACCGTGTTCATCCACGGATTCAGCGCCTTCCTTGTGGGCCTCGGTGGATTCACGCACCGCTTCGGCGTTTTCCTGAGCGGCCTCGGTCTCCGACTGGATGGCTTCGGCGGTGCTGCCAAACGCTTCGGTGCTGCCCACTGTATCGTCGATCAGGCCCTTCACACTCTCCGCGGCTGCGGTGAGCACTTCGCCAAGCTGCTGAACGATGGCATTGAGGTTATCTATGACGGATTCAGCCTGCGCCGAACCTGCCTCATCCACATCGAATCCCACACCGATCAGAAAATCCTTGAGGGTTTCAGCCGCCATAAAATCACCTCCTGTTGAGTTCAGCTTCCAGCTTCGCCTGCTCCTCGGCGCGATACTCGTTCTCCTGCTTCACGGTCATCATCTCGTGGATATCCAGCAGATCGGCAAGCGTATAGGTTCCATCCCATAGCTCATGCTGTTTCCAGAGACCCGCCGCGACGGGGGCGAACAGGTAGGCGTCGTAATTCGCCGGTTCGGCGACGATCCAATTTACTTGTGAGGCAGGAGTCCAGCCAAGCTTTTTCCGCCGAAAAAATCAGATGCGCCCCACGAAATGGCCTCGAACACCAGTCGAATGGTCAGGGGCAGATCGTATTCAACATCCGGCACGCCGTAGTTGCCCACAGCGTCGATCACCGGCTGAGGACCAGCCGGAAGCTGCTTGCTGCAAACCCGCAGGCACTTGTCGATCAGGCTGTCCAGATCCTCGTCCGTGAGGGAGCCGAGGATTCTGCCGACCATCTCGTACACCTGGTCCCTGTTCTTGCCTTCCAGTATGGTCTCCGCCTGCTCCTGGGCGTCCGCGTTTTTCTTCGCGTCCGCTTCCAGCAAAGGCAGGATAGGCGCGGCCTTGGCTACAACCAGACGGGCAATTTTCAGACCTGTCTTCGCGTCGAACTTCTTGATCACGTACACATCGTCGTTGATGGTGACGGATTTCAGGATATTGCTGTCCATCGTATTTCCTCCTGTGTCCTCTTCAGTCGTTCCCCGCAAAAAACCGCCCCCGCCAGCGTCAGGAGGCGCATGGAGGTGAAGAAGCCCGCAAAGCCTCCATGCCTTTATATCCTCACCGCATACACGGCACACCCTTATTGATTACCCGTCGATCTCAGCGCACATCAGAGACCAGGCAACCTGCTGGCCTGCGGACTGATACGACACGTCGGCGCGCTTCTGAGGAGACACGCCATTCATGCTGATGGTCTCGCCCAGCGCCGGATTGCGGAGCACGGCGGAAGCGCGCGCCCACTCGCTCGTCGCGGCGTTAGTGATGTAGGACACCCAGCGCTTGAGGAACTTGTGGCCCTCGCTGGTCTGCTGGATGTTGATGGTCAGCGTGCCGTTCTTGGCCAGAATCTTCGACACCATGACGGAGCCGTCAGCGGCCAGATCGTGCTGCGTCACATCGTTGGAACGGGAAACGGAGCAGGAGCCGACGCCCTCGCCGGTAAAGGTGAACTGCCCCACCGCAGGGTGGGACAGGATGAGGGAAACGTCGGCAAAGCTGTAAGTAGTCGTCTTCATGGTCGTTTACCTCCTTACTCGACGATGACCTTGATCGCCACGGAGTGGATCGCGCCCGTCAGGATGACGCACACGTAGATGGGCGGGCAGATGCGCAGGCCGCGATTGGCCAACGGCTCGTCCGCGACAGGAGAGGCCTGGCACATATAGCCGCTCTCCAGCGTGTCGCCCTTTTCCAGATCGAGCACGCTGTCCAGCTTCCACACGCCGGGGCCGATGAAGCCGCGGCGGGCAGCGTTGTAGCAGGCGTCATTGCACGCTAGCACGAAGCGCATGGTGCCCTGATCGGTATAGGGGACCTTGGTCTTGGTCTTGGTGAGCACGTCCATGCAGGAAATCTGCAGGTCGTTGGCGAGCTGATCCAGACCGATCATCTCGTCGAACCAGGTGCCATCGGCGGTCACGCCATGCTCCACCAGATTGTAGGAGGAGCCGCGCGTGATGTAGTAGTTGGCGTTCTTGCCGGTCAGCGCCGCAACGTCCGTCTCAGAGAGATCGTCCGGGGTGACACCGGCCAGGGTCTTGCCGAACAGCGTATAAGCGCTGCCGGGCGTGCCGTCATTCGCGCCCATGGCGAAGCCCATCAGCGCCGCGCCGGCATAACTCGTACCGGAGTAGATGCCGATGGAGCGCTTATAGGACAGACCCTTGAGCGTGGAGAAGACGTCGGTGTTCTTGGAGGAATCCAGGTCGTCAGCCGTATGGCTGTCGTAGAAATAGGCCGCGATAATGGTCTGGATGTAGGCCGCGATGGCCTGATGCTGGGCCTTGGTCAGCGCCGTGGAAGAAGCAACGTAGCAGGCGTACCACGCGCCGGAGCGCTGCTTGCAGGCGGTGATGGCCGCCGGCCACTCCTCGTCCTCACCGCAGCGGCCAATGACAACCTTCTGCGGACGGGGCTCCTGACCGAAATAAAGGGTGGCGGCCAGGTATTCGGGATCGGTGGCAGCGAAGCCATCATCCAGCATGGATTCAAGGCTGCTGTAAATCTTCACGCGATCGGTGACAGTGATGTGGTTCGTCTTGCCGATGATCAAGCCGGTGTCGAAAGCGTCGCGGGGCGTTACCGGGCCGGACGTGGAGACACTGACCTGAACAACATCGTCAATCCTCAACTTGGACATGGTACATAACCTCCTCAGTCAGAGTTGATGAAAAGATCAGGGGGTTCGGCAATATAGCCGATGTCGTATTCGCGGGTGACGAGCTCGTAGCATTCGCAGGTGAGATCGCAACGCTTCCACCATTCGCCGCTTTCATCCTGCTCGTCCATGCGAATGGGTTCCCTGATATGGGGCTTGACGGCCACCAAATGCTTTTTCAGGAATGAATGAACCGCGTCCCGGAGGATGCCGATTCTGATGGCATCGGCGTCATCATCAGAATCA